GACCATGACATGGACGACCACGAAGCCGCTGAAGAAGCTGAAGAATCAATGCAGTTTGAAGCTGAAGAAGCTGAAGACGACGAAGAAGAAGAAGTTGCTGAAGCTGAAGAAGTTGAGCTTGACGAAGACGAAGAAGAAATTGATGAAGCTGCCGCTGATGCAGAACTAGCAAAACTACGTGAATATGTAGAAAAAGTTGCTGGTGTAAGCAATACAGAAGGTGCAGACAACAAGTCCTCAGTTGTTGCAGGTAAGAACGACATGGGTGGAAGCGCAGGCAACATCGTTGCTGGCGGCGAAGAAACCGGTGGTAAAGCTGCTGCTCCAAAGAAGGACGATGCAGGCAACATCAACGTACCAGGTGGTAAAGCAAGCAAACTAGCTGCCGCCCCTAAGCCAAAATCCGCTGAATAATAGGAGCAACTTATGGCTTTGTATCTAAGAGAAAATCTTACGTTCGATAGAGCTGGAATGGTCATTGAAGCTGAAGAAGGTTCCAACGGACGTAAGAATCTCTATATGAAGGGTATTTTTATCGAGGGTGGCGTAAAGAACGCTAACCAACGTGTATATCCCGTCAATGAAATCGAAGAAGCCGTATCAAGTATCAATGAGCAAATCAAAGGCGGGTACAGCGTCCTCGGTGAAGTAGATCACCCAGACGACTTAAAAATTAACCTAGACCGTGTTTCACACATGATCACAGAAATGTGGATGGATGGACCATGCGGTCATGGTAAACTAAAGGTTTTACCCACACCAATGGGTGAAATGGTAAAGAGCATGCTTGAAGCAGGTGTCAAACTAGGTGTTAGTTCACGTGGTTCAGGTGACGTAAGCGAATCGTCAGGACATGTCAGTAACTTTGAAATTGTTACAGTAGACATTGTAGCACAACCAAGTGCTCCACATGCGTATCCTAAAGCAATCTATGAAAGTTTGCTTAATATGCGCGGTGGTCATAAAGCTCTCGAAATGGCAGGAGATGCCGTACATGATCAAAAAGTACAAAAGTACCTGAAAGAAGCGGTAACACGCTTAATCAACGAACTGAAACTATAGGAGAAGGTCTATGTTTGATGCTTTAAAACCCTTACTAGAAAGTGGTTTAGTCAACGAAGAGACTCGTAATGCAATTAATGAAGCATGGGAAACCAAGCTAACTGAAGCACGTGAATCAATCCGTGCGGAAATGCGTGATGAGTTTGCTTCCAAGTACGATCACGATAAAAGTGTAATGGTAGAAGCTCTAGACAAGATGGTAACCGAATCCTTAACTGCTGAAATCGAAGAATTTCAATCAGAGAAAAAGCAACTAGCAGAAGATCGTGCAAAGTTTAACACACGTATGCTAGAAAGCGCAGAGAAGTTTGATAACTTCATGGTTAGTAAACTAGCTGAAGAAGTTAAAGAGCTACGCTCTGATCGCAAGGCTTATGAAAATGCTATCGGCAAACTAGAAAAGTTTGTTGTCAAAGCACTAGCTGAAGAAATCGAAGAATTTGAGCAGGACAAGCAGGCAGTTGTCGAAACAAAGGTACGTCTAGTATCAGAAGCCAAAGCTAAAATGGCTGAGATGCAAGCCGCCTTTGTTAAGAAGAGTGCTGATCTTGTTAAAGAAAGTGTTACTTCAAAGCTAGAGTCCGAATTGACTCAACTCAAAGAAGATATCACAATCGCTCGCGAAAATATGTTTGGACGTAAGATTTTTGAATCATTTGCTAGTGAATTTGCTGGTACTCATTTAAATGAGAACAAGGAAATTGCTAAGTTAAGAGAATCTATCGAAGAGCATGTTGCTAAACTAGCTGATGCGGAACAGGCTATTAGCAAAGCAAAACAGATTGTGGAGTCAAAAGAGAAAGAAATCCGTATTATTAAGGAAAGTGCCGAGCGCAAAGACACAATGTCAGAGCTACTCAAACCACTTAATAAGGATAAAGCCGCTGTAATGAGCGAGCTACTAGAATCTGTGCAGACCGCTAAACTAAGATCTGCATATGACAAGTATCTACCAGCCGTTCTTGGTGGAAGCCAGCCAAAAGCTGAAAAGCGTATGGTTGTTGAAAACAAAGAAGTAACTGGTGATAAATCTGCTATCAAGACCGCCTCAATTCGTAAATCAGATGCTGATGAAGCAAATGTTATTGAATTGAAGAAGCTAGCAGGGCTTAAATAATACCCATAGGAGAAAAGGTAAAATGAAGCAAGCATTATTAGAAAGCCGTTGGGGCGACACAAAAGAAGCCCTACTAGAAGGCTTGAGTGGTTCTAAAAAGAACACAATGAGTGTCATCTTAGAAAACACTA